GACACCTGTTTTTAAAGGTGTTCAGCAAAATGGACAACTCATGGGTTCTATCCTGTCGTTTCCTATACTTTGTATGGCGAACTTGGGTGTTTATCTTTTAAACACCGACAATGAACAGTGGAACTGGTCTCATGAGGAGAGATTGAATCATGTGCTGGTAAATGGAGATGATATGCTATATGCATCAAATCCGAAATACTGGAATTCTCACATACGTTTTGGAAACGATGTGGGTTTAAAGATGAGTCCTGGTAAGGCGTATCGCCACAGGAGGTACACCAACATCAACAGTATTTCTATAGACTACGATCTTCAAGATGATCGAGCTACACCATGGCAAATTGATTTCTTAAATGCTGGTCTCTTTTTTGGACAGCATAAAGTGCAAGGCAGTGATAAGGCTAAGAGCCATCACGAAGACGCGGGGGAAAATACCCTACCGAACGTCAATAACCTTCTTCAGGGATGTTTACCTGGAAGACAAAAAGAACTTCTCAAGATGTACCTTGTTCAACATAAGGAATCTGTAGAGAAAGAAGTGACCTTCAGATATGAAGGATCTCTAAGATCTAGGAATCTGTTCTTGCCCATATCCTTAGGTGGAATGGGTATCGAAAGTCCTTGTGGTTGGTCTTATAAGACAACCACGGTCCAGAAGGCTTTGGCCATGGACTTGATCTATAAGTATCACTCTGATCCTGTTACGCTCTTTGGTAACATAAGCTTTGGTTTACCCCATCCTAAGGGTAAACTATTGGAGGAGGTGGACCTTTTGAAGGCACCTTGTTATATGAAACCTCCTGAAACCGACTTCTGGGAAGCGGTTCGTAAGCGATCAGATTGGTGGAATATCTCCCATTTTTGGGGCCACCAAAGGTTAAACCGTGAGCTTTATCACTTAGGTTCTTGTTCTGTCATGTTGCCAGAACCCGTCAAAGCACGACGCTACAAGCATCAAGATGATCTTTTATCACCTTTGCCTGACACTCCTTTTGTTCCACTTACTGAATCCTTTCTGGATAGTATGGTAGGAAAGTGTCTCGTCTGCTAGTTCCTCGAAAAGCGAGGGTTTGGATGCAGGGTCCTGAGTAGGACGTTAAACTGCTCCCTTCAATCCAGAACAAAAGATGTTCCCCTTTAGAGTTAAGATACTCTTGGGTTGGAGGATTGGGTTCCAAGAAGGAATTTGTCCAAAACGGTGGATAGTTGTAAGTCAACATCCTTAATACTTCCGTACTAAGTGAGTCTAAGAGACTGGGTTCGTTCCTTAAAAGGTTACGCTACCTCTCATTCCATTCCTAAAAAGTTTGGTTTGATTGGTATTGTTTTCCAATTGAGTTTCGTCCAGCGAGTCTCTCTCTAAATGTCGAACGACTACACGGACAGGCCGTATAGTTACGTAAAGCCGCTCTTTATGAGTTTTAAAGTGCTTCGTATCCGTATGGTTTCTTGGGATGTATAGTCTCGGTTTCATGACCGGCATCCAATACATCATGAAAAAGGCACAAGCCAAAGCTAGCGCCCCGGCGAAGGGGAGAAAGACCAATAGGTCTAAAAAGAATTCTTCGCGTCTAGATTTTGCTCTTGAAAATCTAAGAATAAAACCTGCCTCTACTTTTAGAGGTGCTGATATGTCATCTAGTCCTAACAACGGACAAGCAGTCAGTATCCCCGCGGGGACAGGCATGGTAAGGCGGATTAATAATCCACAGCAGAGAGGCCTGGCGAATGGAGACTTAATCATTCGGCACAGGGAGTATATAGCAGATGTCGGACCCGTTGGTGGCGTCACTCCGTTATATTCTCAATCTTCCTTCTCTATCAATCCTGGTCTACCAGGAACCTTTCCATGGCTCTCTGGAGTCGCTCAAAGGTTTGAGTCTTATAGGTTTAATAAGCTCAAATTCGACTTTGAAACAGAATCCGCTTCTACAGCTACAGGATCTACAATCTTGTCTTTGGACTACGATGCGTCAGACGCACCTCCAACTACCAAGACACAGGCTATGGCCTTTAGATCGTCAGTTCGGTCTCCTTTATGGAGCAACTGTCAGCTGACTTGTTTGAGTGAAGATCTCAACAAGCAGAAGTCTTATTTCGTTCGGAAGGGTGCCAACCCAACTGCGACGGATATCAAGTTGTACGACGTTGGAAATTTATCCGTCGGATTCCAAGGCACCGCCTCCCTTCTTCAGGTAGGTGAGCTGTATGTGGAATATGAGTGTCTCCTAATGACACCGCAACTTGGGATTGCTGGACAGGGTGAAGCTGTTTGGGGAGCCTTTACTGGTTCCTCCAACGCTGCTCCTGCAGCTACGGTCACTGGAGTTCTTCCAGCTACTGTTGTTTCAACAGGAACGACCACTTCAGTCACCACATGGACTTTTACACAGCCATGGCAGGGAATCCTTGCTGCTCTTGTGCAGGGAACAGGACTCGCGGGATCGGTTACCTTCGGTGGTACGGCTACGAGTTCCTTGACTGGATCAACCATAAATACTGCGACTACTTCGTTGTCGTTTTATGGGGTTATTTCTGCCAATATAGGGCAAACCTTTATTCTTACACTAGGCGATTCAACGATCAGTTTATCTGACTTTGATTTCGCGCAGTCTGGCACCTCGTTCTGAGGGCAGTTTGCAGGTGTGGCAGGGACGTCATCCGGTATAATAAGCTCTAATGGCTTGGGTACGGTTATTGTGGATTCTCTGAATCCTCCTAACTCCGTAGTTATACTAGATGGAATGTCTCCTTTAAAGAAGAGTTCTTCTTACTCTTATAAAGGGACCTCTTTAGACTCGGTAAAAATTGACGAGATAAAGAGAGACATGATCAGTTGGACTGACATGGATCGGTATTATAGAGATGGTACGTAAGTACGTTATCGTGGGCCACGAAATGAGTAAACAAAGACTCTTGATTCATGGTACTTAGGGCACGTACACAGCAATGTGTGTCGACCCGTAGTATTAGTAGAATAGCCTAGCATTTAACTATGCGCTACCCCATC